TGCGGCCACCGATCTGCGTCTTGGCAAAAGACACATAGCCGTCTGCACCTGTCGTGATGGCTGTTGAGCCGTCAGTGCTGTTGATTTGGCCTACTTGAATTTCGCTCATTATTCCTCTCCTACCGCATCAAGTTGCTCTTGCGTAGGCTGTGCAAGTGTTGGGTGATTCCAGACTGCGATGTAGTCGCCGTTGCCGTCTGAGTCGTTTCTAAGGAGAATAACTGTTAAGAAGTCATCCGACACAAGCTCTGGATAAATTACATTGATTTTTTCAAACAAAGTCATCAGTCTGCCCTTACCAATTTACCAGTGAAGTAAGTACCATCGGCACTTGCCGTTTCTCTCACAGTTTCGTTTAAGTCCGCCCAAACTATTGCTCTGAAATTGTCGGTAGTTCCGTTTGCGTAGTAATAGTAAACCCCACTAGCTTGAAGCCCAGTCGTCAAGCTGTTTATACCAAAATCAAATGCTCTATTGCTTATTCCTCCAGATCCGTTTTTTTCAAACCCCAAGATTGTTCGTGCGCTTCCAGTATTCCCTACAGAAATTTTTGCTGAAAATTCATACCATCCTGCAATCTGTGGAGTGTATGTATAAGTGCTTGAGTTATACCACCCCTCTGTATCAATCGACTCTGTATTGAAAGTGATTACGGTAGCGGTGCTTGCTGTGATACTTTGACTGCCCGTAATTGTTGCGTGAAAAAACCCATTTGTCGGTAACTGACTAGAAGAAATATCACTGGCACTCGTCAACACCGTCCCCGCCTCATCAGGCAATACCAATGTGCGATCTGTGTTGCTGTTCGGGGCTTCAACCGTAAACGTACCTGTGCCGCTTGCGTTGCCCTTGATTGCTACCTTACTCATTCTGTTACCTCAACCCAGTTGGTTGTTTCTTCGTCCCACTGGTACATATTACCATCGTCAGGGTATGCAACAGGTGCTTCCCACAAGCAGGATGCTTCGTTCAGTGTCCATGATGCAAAAGGCTGTGGAGGAATAAATGCGTCACGGTCAGCATCGTAAGTGTATCCGACACCCGCATAATTCTTGCGGAATGGAGTGCCGCCATTTTGGTGAACTCCACCAAAGGTGTTATAACTTGTACGCTTACAGGGTTGCCCATGAAATGCACTGTAGTGCGATTCCCAATCAATCAAGCCGCCTTCAGGATTGCCCGCAATCACTTCGGTCACGACATTGTTTTCATCTAAAAAAGCGTAATGTGCCATGTCCTTTCCTTATGCGCCGAACTGGATATTTCCAGTGCCAGCAGTAAATGTTGTCACCTTAAAGGAGCCGTCTGTTGCAGTCGAGAATGTGAGGCCCCCGCCGGGGTTTGTAATGGTGAATGAGTCTGAGTATCTGATAATGACTACTCCAGAGCCTCCAGCTCCGCCACTTTGGGCGGCTCCTCCTGATGTAAGGCCGCCACCACCGCCACCGCCGCCAGTGTTAGCAGTACCCGCAGTTCCAGTTCCAGCTTGAGATCCTGCGCCTCCGCCTTCAGAGCCACCAGCGCCTCCAGTTATTCCGGGGCTTCGGCCATCACCTCCGCCTCCACCACCGCCACCGCGGGTTACAGGTGATCCAGTAATTGATGAGGCTACACCAGCACCACCAGCGCCAGCGACAGAGCCGGTTGTATTTCCACCGACAGCGCCAGCGCCACCGCCACCGCCACCTGACGTAACACCAGTGCCTCCGGTGCCAACGCCACCAGCAAAACCTTGATTAGCTGTTCCGGCACCAAAGTTGTCACCGCCACCAGCGCCACCGCCGCCAGAGCCTCCGTCAGTTGCTTGTTGACCACCGCCACCAGCGCCGCCGCCACCGCCAATGCTAGTAATGTTTGAAAAAACAGAATTTGAACCACTTCCACCGACAGTATTTCCTGTGGCTCCCGCTCCACCGGCACCAACGGTCACGGTGTAGTTTGTTTCTAAGGATAAAGATAATTCAGCTTCAGCAGACGCTCCACCACCAGAAGTTCCATCGGAAGTTCTATAACCGCCAGCACCGCCACCACCCCAAGTTGGCGCACCGCCACCGCCAGCGACAACAAGAAATTGAACAGGGACACTTAAAGCGGCTTTTACACCACTAGATAAAGCATCTAGTCCGACCACCCCATCCTGTACAAGCGATACGCCTGTTGTTCCGTTTAATTCAAGTGCCATCTTAAACCACCACCCATCTTGATCCTGTTGGTACGGTTACCGTCGAGCCTGTGTCAATCGTGACTGGCCCTGCGCTTACCATGTTGTTACCTGTTGTGATTGTGTAACTCTCTGCGACTGTGATCTGGTTTTCCCATCCGACGACAGCCGTGTTACCGCCACCGACAGCACCCCATTCGGCACCGTCATAGCCTTCAAACTGATCTTCGTCATCGTTGAATCGGAACATCCCTTTGACTGGGGTTGGACGCTGTGCCTCTGTACCGACTGGCAACGTCAAAGCGCCATTGGTATCAAGGATCAGATCTCCGGTCATTGTGTCACCGGTCTTGCTGACCTTTGCGCTGATTGCTGCGAGTTCTGCGTATAGCGCCTGAATCTCTGTATCCAGCGCCGCAAGTGTAGAGATCGCATCTGTGGCAACAGTGCCGTCTTCGATGTCGGCCAGTGTGCCGATGTCTGTGGACAGGCCGGCGACTACGCCGATGTCTGTGCCGTCGGCTGCGACTGTCGTTATATCTGCCGAGATACCGGACAGTGTTGTGATTTCTGTGTCTAGGCCGGCCAGAGTGTTGACGTTCGCAATCGAGTCGCCGACTGTCTGGACCGACGCAATGTTGGTTGCGACTACATCGATTTCAGAGACTGCTTCATTAAGATCGTTTGCTGTTGTGATGATCTGGGCAATGTCGCTTGCACAAGTGTTGATCGACGCGATGTTGGTTGCAGCTGTGTTGACGTTTGCAATTGACCCGGCGACAGTGCCGATAGTGTCAGACCCTGCGAGGTCTGTTGACACAACACCTATGTCCGTCGCGTCTGCTGCGACTGCGGTGACATCGGCAGAAATGCCGGCGACTGTGGTGACGTTGGCCGCGATACCGGCGACTGTTCCTATTGTGTCGGACCCAGCTAGGTCTGTTGCGACTGTGCCAATATCTGTGGCATCGGCTGCAACTGCCGAGACTTGCGTGTCGATGGCGGCGACTGACGATACATCCGCGATGTTGGCCGCGACTGTGCCGATAGTGTCCGATCCGCTTAGGTCTGTTGCAACAACACCGATGTCCGCCTGATCGGCAACAACTGCCGTGACACTGGCTGCAATCCCGGCAACTGTTGTGACATCCGACGCAATGGCTGCTGTGTCAGAGATCGCGTCTGTTGCGATTGTGCCGTCTTCGATGTCGGCCAAGTTCTTAATGTCTGTCGCAACTTCTGCAAGTGTCGTCACGTCGTCTGAAGGAACGGCAGCTGAGATGTCACCGTTTGCGTCAAATGCAACAAATGCATTAACGCGATCTGCCTTCTTGGGCAGGATCATGTTGATGCCGGTAGGATCGTAAACTGGCGCTTTGACCGATCGCTCAACTTCTTCGGCAACTTGCTGAACAAGAATGGTTAGCGCGTCGAGCTGTTCATTTAAGGCTGAAGCGCGTAGATCGCCAGCAGTTACAAAGTCTGTTGTACGCTCAATATCCCTAGCCCCTACAATAACAACTAGGTCATCTGCATCTGGAGTTGCAGGTATATTGCCGCCAACATTGACAATAAGCGTTACTGAGCCAGTCCCATTTGCATTAATGGTTACCGTATAATCTGTCGTGATTGTCAGGGCTGTTTCGTTGAAGTAGACTGCGACGTCGTTTTCGTCCAAAATTTCAAACGAAAATCCATACGGCCCAACACCAGCAGATCCGGTGTAGGATACCTTTCGAGCAACTGCGTTGATGTTGTAATCGGCCATGCGTTTTTCCTACCTATCCTGTTGTCGTATATATCACTTTTCTGGGGGAGCTTCTAGCGCTGCGCCCATCTCAGGTGTCCTTCTAGGCGCTACCTCTCCGGGCTTCCACCAGTACCCCTGACCATAGTCTTTTTCACGCTTGCGCATGATCCGGTTAAACTTCTTTTCCGCCTTGGGATCAGCAAGTGTTTGTATCTGATCGAATAGCGCCCCTTTGATTAAATGCAGCTGCCATATATCAGGCGTATATCGCTCAACAAACTTAGCTGTCTCGCCCAATACATTTGTTTCTTCGCCGCGAACCGCTTCCTGAATATTGCCGAGTGTTAGGCTAAAACCTTTGTCCACTAGCTCGCCTGTCGGTCCAAATGCTGTGGACACAAGTCCGCCGCCGAATCTGTTGACATCAGAGAATAGTAAATCTCCAACAATACCAAGGCCGCCGCCTTGTACTAGCGACGCAGCAAAAAATTCAATTCCATCCATCGGTCTTGGGTCGCGCCCAGCTGCAATATCCTTAACCTGAAGAGCAACCCCACCAAGAACTGTGGTTGTAGCAAGAAGCATTGTCAGATATTGCAGCTTCTCTCCGGTCGTTGCTTGATACGCGGCGCGGTAAAAGTGTGTGCTAATGATTGTCACAGGGAATGATTTGAGCATCATCACTGAGCGCCATGCCTGACCTTCGATTGTCGCCCTTCCTAGCCCGCCGCTGATGATCGCTCGCGTTCTAGCATCTGGAGTCGGAACAGCATAATCAGTTTCCGACAAAATCATCTGATGGAATTTAACGCCATTTGGCTGCGTTACATCTGCGAACTTTGCTCCATTAAGATCTAGTGGAGTCGTTTTTCTGAACGCATCCCAATCAGCTGCGCCAATCCCATACGTCTCAAATGCGCGCTTGATGTGGTCATCCAGCTGATCTAGCGACTTCCCAAAGTTGTCAGCAAGCATTGAGCTGAATTCCATGCCAAATGCTTTCCGTCCAGCATCGGTCCACGGCGCAAGTAGTGATGCCCGCATTACGCCTTCAGCAACCTTTGCTGATGTGCCGACTCCGTAAACATCGGCATAACGATTTGCTGCATGAGCGCGCCCAATCCAGTTATCAGCAATCAAACCCAGCTTTACCGCAAAGACTCGATCAGCTTCGTTCGATGGATTCATCAGGCTGATTTGGCGTTTCATGACTTTGAGCGCCGGAATCCTGTTGTATTGCGATGTGATTGCTTGGAACCCAATGTCAGAGATCGCTGATAAAAATGCTTTGCCTAATGTTGACGCTGTTAGGTAGTTCCGAGTCGTCTGCAATACATCTGCTACGCCAGTCAGCTCGCCTTGGTTTACACGGCCAGTCACTGTTTTGAATAGCGCATCAGACATAAATGCCTGACGCCCGGTCATTCCATCGGTCTTCTTAACCTGTGCAACCAATGCATCAAATGTCGTCTGCGGGTTTGGTCCGAGTCGCTCCATGACTGCGATATCATTTGCCATTGAGTTCACATAGTCGGTCAGTGTTGTGAATACGTCGCCGCGACCGAATTCGTTCTGATAGTCAATCCATGACTCTGCGTTTTTGAAATACAGGAATCTGCGCTCTGAGTGTCGGCGAGACAGCTTCTTGCCCAAGCGCGGAACACTAAAGTCTTTGACCTTATTTAATCCGCCGGTAGTGATCGTCTCGTAAACATGTTTGAGTGATTGCTCCAGCTGCTCATCATCAAGCTGGCGGCCTAGATCATCCAGCATTTTGGATCGATCAAGTTTAGGCAATATGCGATCACGCCAACTGTCATAGCCAACTTTCTTGATTGCTTCGGCATTGTGGTTCTGTGGGAACAAGAAGCGCTCATTCTTTGAGATTGATCCACCTTTGCGATTAAATTCAACGCGCATTTCTTCGATCATGTTGAGCCAGTCTTTCCCAAACTGGTCAATCTCTGCGTCATCAACTGCTTCGCCGTAAACAGCTCTAACAAATTTGTTAAGAGATTCAGTATCTTGAGCGAATCCCAGATTCCGAGTTCTGAATCGAGATAGCATATTTGCTAACTTTGAGTGGTACTTGCCTTCGTAATAACGCCCCAAGTATTCGATGTTTTTATAGCCAGACTTTCCGGTAGGATCTTTGGTCATCAATGCTTGAAGTCCGGCATATTGGCCTTCGGCATGGCTGCCAATATCTTCAATAGATTGCGATAACCGGACAGTCTGAATGGCTGCTTCACGACGTTTGCGTGATGCTTCTGCTAATAAGTCATCAATCGCTTGCTCTGGGTCCGGCGCAGAGAGAATCTGATCGGCCAGTCGCTTGCTAATGACCTTACGCTTGAGTGCTGCGCTTACGCAATTCTGAAAACTAGCCACCGATCGTACACCTCAATACATCATCAAGACCGGCGATTTCGTCATCGATCTCTTTCATTACTTCGTCTGCGTCGACCAGCTTACCTTCTGCTTCGTCCCATAGCACGCGATTCTCTGTGCGCTCAAATGCTTCCATTGCTTCGTCGTATTCGTCGGTAATCCCCATCTTGTCCAGAACCATGCGCTCACGCTCGCTAACAGACTGCGCTGCAACTTTTGCTGGCTTCGGGTCAAAGTAAAACTCTTCTGCCTTGGATGGTGCGTTCATCTGCTCAAGATTGATGTGCAGCTCGCGCAATGATTCCAGATTCGCTTCAATGCGTTCTTCGCCGGCACGACGATAAATCTTCTCTAATGCGTCGTCGTCCGGAGCGTCATCCAGCTCTTGCATACGACGCTGTAAATCTTCTAGTTTTGTCCGCGCTTCAAGATTAAATGGCTTTTCCGGATCTGTGAGCGCTGCATGTAAATAATCGATTGCGCGGTTATCATCCACTAAGCCGTCAGAAAATACGTTCTCTTCCATTAACCGCTCGGCCAAATCTTCTGGCGTCATCCCGCCTTTTGCTCTGAACAGTGGATAGCCGGGGCGCATACCTTTTTTGATTGCACCTGCCTTTGTGAAGTAAGCAGGGTCGACGCCTTGCGACACCCATTCTTTTTGATTGAGGCCGCCCATGTCAGCAATCATGCGCAGGATCGTCGTCTGTTCTTTCTGCGCTTGCTTGATTTCCCGCTGAAGCTCTCGCTTTGTTTGGCTCTTCAGCTTTGTTAGATCGGCGTACTCCTTTGAGATGTACTTGCCGTATTCGTCATCAAAGATCTTTGCTGGCATATACCGCATTGCTTCGGTCTTCTGAACATAGTCAGCAAGATCATCAAGCGATCGCAGCGCCATGTCGTCCTGAATCGGGTCGACAAATGGTTCTGTTTTTTGGCGTACTGCTTTGAAGTAACCAGCAAGGCCGCCTGTTGCAAAACCAAGTCCATAAGACCCGATTGCCGCGATGCCGATGTTAGAAACTGCGTCCTGCCATGAGTATGGAGAATCAATGTTCTTTTTGTGTTCATACACAAGTGGCTGAATCGCCAGCTCTGTTGCGACAGAGAGCGCTGCTTCTCGTTTGCCGACAGCCAGCCCTCTTGCTAGCCAAGATAATGACCGGGCGCCGGTAACTGCTGTTGACACTGGAAGCGTCGCAAGATTGATTGGATCGATAACAAAAGCAGATGCGTAACCAAGAAACTGCGCTACACCTGATCCGCGCTCCATAACTTCTTCATTCTTTTTACGTTCTTCTGCTAAGAACGCATTACGCTCTTCTGCGAGCTGCTCATCGCTTTTAATCGTGTCAAAGCTCTGCGACAGAACATAGTAATCAAGTTCACCCATTTGATCGGTGTAATCATCGACATTGGTGATTTGGCCTTCGTCAATCAGGCGCTTTACCTCGCGCTGTCTTTGCCGATAACCTTCTCTGTTTAAACCGCCAGAGATGGACATCTCTTCGTTGACAGCGTGTCTAAACGCAGCTGTATACACTTCGCCGAATGTTGCCTCAGGTTGCAGCTCTTCTGGCTGCGGCATCATCTGCATGATGGACCGTTGAGACTTGTCATATACAAATGTCATCGTTATTCGACCACGATGCCGGACAAGATGTTTGCTTCAGTCTGCGCATCCTTGTCCCATGTGACAATAAACGGCTCGCCGTCTTTGCGCATGATAGGTACGCCGCCGTTCATTACGACCCAGCGTCCGTTGCCAACGCTTTTGAATTGAGACTCTTGGATGCGCTCCGCTGCCTGATCTGGCGTCAATTCGCCAGCGACTCCGCCATACTTTGTAACCATGCGAGCTGAAAACTTTTCAATAAAGTTCCCAAACACTTCTTGGTCAACGCCGCGAGGCAGCTGATGTTTCATACCATTCGACTCGCCAATTCCGCCTGTAACGGCTTTCAGTGAGGCTTCAAAGTCATCAACGTCATATTCAGCCCGATCTGCTGTCGTCGCGGCGTAGTGCGCGTTAGCAGCCTTAATGACCGCTGTTAGGTCTTCGCCTTCGTAAACATTGCTCATGTAATCCTGAACAACGGCTGCTGCCTCTGCCTTTGTTGGCATTTTGACTAAGCCCTGCTCGATCAATGTTTCGCCTTGGAATACAAGACGTCCGAGAGTGGGGTCGCCAATAGCGGACACAATGGCAAAAGTTTCATTGCCTTTCTCTGCCAGCTGCTCCCAGATTTCTGGAGGCATGTTGTTCAGGTTGACTGCGAACTGCGCTTTTTCAGCTGGGGTTTGTACTTCATCGATTGCTGTTGATAACCGATCTGCTTCGTCATCTGTTAAGAAACGCGGCGTTACCCCGTAATGATTCGCTACCTTGCGCGCATCATCTATGCGCTGCTCAAGGCTTCTTGCCATGCCTTCCATTGATGTATAGTCAATCGGCGTCGCGCTAATAATCCCTGCTTTGATTCCATAAGACAGTGGGTCTTTTGACACCTCTGTCCTCATTGATGACAATAGCTTTTCAGCTGACTCGACCATGCGCGCCTCAAATGGGGTTGAGATACCCTCTGTGCGCATTTCATTGATTTCTTCCTGAAGCATGTCTGGCGGCATTTTGCGTAGCGCCATCATTTGTGAGCGGATTGCGACAGCTTCGTCGTACTCTTGTTTTAAGCCGGCATCGCCGGTTTTCATTACTTCGATCCCCAAGTTATACACAACTTCGTCACCGGGATCTCCGCTGGCTTCGACAACATCAAGGATGCGTGAATCTATTTGCTTACCAAGCTCTGTGACCTGACTGTTGCGCGCAGAGATTGCAGAGCCTAGTTCTGCTTTTAGTGACCGGCGTAATGTGCGGGCAGCCTCGACACCAAGCTCTTTCGGGGGATTTTCTTGCAGGTCTGCTAGAAATGCTTGCTTATCTGCGATCGAATCAATGTTGTTGAAATCTGTAATGACTTGATCTGTAACTGCTTGCTCGCGCGCACCGATTAAAGTCTTGGAGATAAATTCTTCGCTGAAATCGTAGTCACGCATGTACGCTTCAAGCGACAGCATTTCTTGTTCTAATAGCTCTGTCCTAACCTCACTATCAGAAACTGCGGTAGCACTAATATCTTTTAGTCGCTGATCGATGCCCATCAATGCGCGACCCTGTGCGTCCTTGATCTGACGCTTCTGGAATGTCTCGCTGTAACTTGTTAACGCTGTGGCTGCAACGCCATCAATCTTGACTTTAGTGATTGCAGCGGCTTCTGGATCAAGATCTGAAAGCGCAGCAGGATAACCAAGTTGAACATCTGCAAGCTGCGTCTCAAACTCTGAGTAAGAGGTATTGCCAAGCTCTGCGTCAGTAAGTAGCTTTTGGATAGTGACGCGCGCATCGGTTTCAATTTCGTTGGCTGCGATCCGGTTAGCGACTGCATAAGCTGTGTCGTCAATTAGATCTTGCGGACCGCCTTTTTCTGCAATTTGTTTAAGCGCGCCGACTGCCCCCAGATCTTCTACCATCTGAGCGCCTTCTATCTTGGCTTCTCTTCTGTACTGCTTTTCAGCTGCGGCAAATGCAAAACGTGAAACACGATCCATTGACTGAGACAAGACCTGACCTGTACGCGCAGCTTCGCGCGCAGCAATAGGGTCAATGCTTGGCATATCTGAATATCTAATGCCTGATCTTTGGTATCTCTGAATCGCCATCGCCTATTCCTAACTTAGTACCTTGCCCCATCCGCCAGCTTGCTCAACTTGGAAACCCATTTGGCCAAGTGATCCCATTGCGCCAAAGTATCCTTGGCGTCTTGCTTGTGATGCTGCTGCGCTATATTGAGCAGCCTGTTGGACTCCGCCCTCGGCAGCCAATACCGCATTTTCTTGAGCGATTGTGTATTCCTCTGAACCCATTCTTAAAGCATAACGCTCAAATGAAGCCGGCGTTCCGCTGTATGGATCGAGTCCGGAGCCAGCTGCCCTTGCTCGTGTCGCAGAGATATTCTCTCTTAGCCGGCGCAAAGTCTCGACGCCCTGCTGGCGATACTGTATCGCTTGTTGTTTTCCTTGCAGCTCGGCTTGCTTTGCTTGCGCATTATATGCAGCGGCTTGCGCCTTTCCTGCCTGTATCTGCCCAACCGCACCAATAACTGATGATGCGACTGCCATTGCGAGTTTGACTGACATCTTACTGGCCCACCGATAGTTTGTAGTCTAGCGCCAACACATTCATCTTGAGCGGCACTGTCTGAGTAATTGTGATTTTGCCTTCGTTTACAAACCCAAGCAAAGGACCAGATCTTTTTACGCCAGTAAAAGGCTGCACTTCTTGGTCCAGATTGTTGTTCCCGAACTGCCTAAACGCAACCTGTTCGCCATTAATTGTGACTGCTTGAGATTCAAAGTGTTCTGAGTTGATTTCAAGGATGCGTTTTTTAAACCCGCGAATCGGTCCGGATTGCAATCTTGGCTCTGCTGGCAGCGTCACGACATTTGGCGTAAAGTTTAATCCAATTTGATAAGTCTCAGTTGCCGGGTCGGCCAATGTAATTGAGCCTGATGTGACATCTTGATCTGCCTCAACAATGCCGTCCCTAACGATCTTGACCGTTTCGCCTTCTAGGAAGTCGAGTCCGGTTACTGTTGTCGCTGTCGTACCAGATGTAGCGCAGTCAAGAGTAAGGCTGTTGTCAAACAGCTCGACATAATAAACATCGCTACCATCGATGTTTCGCTTAACGACGACATAAGTGTCGGCAATATCAACACCCACAGAAAGAAACTCACCGTCAGTCACCCATTCTGTCGGAGCAATAATTTCTTGAGATCTTAGCAGCGTGTAGCAAGCTAGTGTCCCATCTTCCGCATTAACAATTAAAAGCCTGTTGCCTTCGTCTGTTGATGTCGCATTTCGGACGGCCATGTCAGATGGCGCTTTTAACAAGTGCGACGACAAGAGCGAGATCTTTGTTGCGACATAGCCATTGACCGTATCGCTAAAAATAAACTCAGCTAGCGCTTTCCCTTGGCGCTGCACGAATACAGTCGCGCCGTCCACGTTGACGACTCTGATGCCGGGGCGACAGCCGTTTGACGTTTGCTCCTGCACTGCAAGATTCGATGGAGTGATCGGATCGCCTAATGTTTGCGGGATATAGAACTCGCCGCCAGTGGTGAAGACTTGCAAATTACGTCCTGCATACAAGTCAACAATCGCATTGAATCGCCCGGTATCAAGTGTTGCTTCCAATGCAGCATCATCAAACGATTCGCCCGGATCAAAGTCAAAGAACTGCCCTACTCGACTGCCCCATAGCGTTGATGGGCGGGATGAAGATCCGCCAAAGTACAGTCGCCCTTCATAAAAAATTGCTGACCTTGGCCATCCGCGAGACGTGGACCATGTGTCTTCATAGCCTGTTTCCAATTCCCAATCGCCGGAGTTGATAACTGAGTTGTCGAACAGGGGCAGCTCTGCATAAGCCTGAACCTCTGTACCGCTTTTATAACTGACGATTTTTAGTCTGCCTTGAGGCGATACGTTAATGTATTGATTTACATGGCTGGCGTTAAATACGCTGGCTGACGCCGTGATATTGATGTTCCCTTCTGGGTCATCGGGGGTTAGGTTCGCCGCCGGGTTGGATAGAGATAATGTGTATGGGTATTTTGGAATGAAGTCAAAAGACAAATCAGAGATAGTCCAAGACGAATCCGACGCGCCGCGCAAAATCTTCTGTGGCTGCATATCTTCATGCGACAGGATCAGCGTATCCGCTGATTGCGCCCAGCACATTTCAGTAATGATTGATGACGTCACCTTAGTTACAGTTAGGTAATCGTTGCCAGACCCATTAATGTCTGTAATCTGCACCCCGTCTTTGAAGACGTACATCTGCTGATTAACAAAAATTAGCATATAGCTGTCGGCAACGGAGAACTCGAAATGAACCATGCGAACGCCATTGGCAGCTGACGACGGCAGCTCTGTTAGATAGCGCAATCCATCGCGACGAGTAAATCCGCCTTGCGGCTGAATAACTATGTTCTGCGCCGACTCTAAGCCGTTGTAATATTGATTAAGATCAATTCGGGCGCGCAGTTTCGGATCAAGCTCACCTGACGTGAAGTTTGTTTGGACCCGAATAATCCGGCTCATTGGCGCACCGCTGTCAATGTAAAGTCTTGGAACGCATCAACCGAGTTGTTTGCACCATCAATATTTGCTGCAACCCGGAAGTAACCGCCGCGCCGATTTTCGCTAGGCGTGCCAAATGCTTTGCGTTCGTAATATTCAGCTTTAGTAAGCTGGTCAGTTACAGTCTCTGCAATATCAGCTGCCATTGCATATTTCAAAAGCTGGATAAAATATGTAGGGATAACTGACTCGCTTGGGGAGCATTGGTAGTCGACAAAGAGCTGCTCTTCGCTTGAATCAACATGATCGCCGTGAACCTCCCAGCCATACTGAATAGGGGAAACGCCTGTTGCGCTGGTGTTATAAACCGCGCGAACACCGGCGATTGTGTCGCCCGGCAAAGCGTACTGGTATTTCCATTCGTTTGGAGGAGTTGTCGTTAAGCGCGCTAATTGCGTTTTTTTGAATGACCACGACCAAGGATGCGCCGCAATCAAAGAATCTTTAAGATCGTCGTACAGTCGGTCACAGATCTGAGCTGAGTCAGTCCCTTCCGAAAACGACGAAAGAGGCGATGCCCCCAACATAATAAGTGCGTCCGAACAGATGGACAGCTTAGTATCGCCTGAAGCCATGTATCACCTCGTAAGAAAAGACTCCCCCGGAGGGGAGTCGATTCGTTTAGTCAGCGTCTGCTACTGACAGCGATGTGCCGTCAGAAACGTCAACGACTGTTCCAGTGTTTGACAACACAACAACAAGCGATGCTGTTGGAGTGTTTGAGTCGTACACATAGATTAGGTCACCAACCTTCAAAAGGTCAGCTGCGTCGTTGAAGTAACCAGAAGTATTCACTGTCGCAATCGCGTCAGCAGAAGTGTATGACCACATCTGAGGAGCGTTGCCAGCTTTCGCCTGACCACCGATGGGCTGAAGCCCTGCTACTGCATATGCCATTGTCTATGCCTCCTTATGATTCACGGCAAGTGATTTTGACGATACCTTCGTCATCAATCGCTACCGCACCAGCTGAGAACATTGACGCAACCAAGAAGGAAGTCTTCTCTGGAATATAGTCAACGCGAGACTGCTGGCCCATACCAACACCAAGGCCAAGCGCGTCACGATGGAAGGCATACAGAGTACGATCTGAAGATCCGTCGATCGGCAAGCCACCTTCGTCACGATCACCGAAAGTGATGAATTGGAAGCCCATGAATGTATTAACTTCGCCAGTAACCAGTGCTTTCACTGTGTTGAAGTCTGAAGATGTAACTTCAGTTTCGCCAAGCAATGACTGCAATGAGTTAGCGTGCAAAAGAATAGTACGACCTTCCATTGGGACGTTGTTTGTGTCCAATAGATTCTTCGCTTCACGCAACTTGGTTACGTTCAGGTTAGAGTCTGCACCACCGATGTCGTTGCCGACTGTTGCAGTTGTGCCAGATGCAGAAAGCGCATCCAAAACTACTTGGTCCATACGACGTGCGATTGCACCAGATACAACTTGTACAAGCTCTTGGCGCTCGTTGAAGTTGACCTTCTGCTGGTTGAAAATATCTGAGTATTCCGCAGCGATGTAGTCTTCCATTGTCGCAGTGACTTGTGAGTAAGACACGTTGAGTGGAGTGACGTCAGTCTGTGGAACGCGAATAGTCGCAGAACCCTTGCCAATTTTAGGGAACTTGACTGTTGAACCTTCTACCCCTGTACGCTCGCGGCAAACACCGGCCAAGAGACGCTGCCCTTGGTAAGCCTGTTTTACCTCTGAGTCGAAGAGGGTAACAAAGGCATTTGAAATAGATACTGCCATTGTATATCTCCAAAAATTAAAATTTAGGGTAAAACCTGTTTCCGGTTGTCCAGTGTGGGCCGAGTGATTCAGGTCGCCGGCTCAGGAATCTGAGTTATCGGTTGCTTGAAATATAACAGTTTTTATGCTGCATCAAAGAAGGGATAGGGGGTAAAAGTACCCCCTATAAGTGTTATGCTTCGCCGAAAAATTCCATGAATTTGCGCTCGACACTTTGCGTGTAAGCCATGTCTTTCCCATAACGCGGATCTGCGACCATCTGATCGAGGTCAGCTTTGGTTGTTGCGCTACCCTCCTGAACCGTAACATCAGGAATTGTTTGCTCGCCGTAAGATGCGCGGATCTTGTTCATCGCTTTAATAAAGTCTGCATTATTGGCGGCGCGAGTAATTGCGTCGACTTCTTCAGCAGCCAATGTACCTGATGTGGACATCTTGCCTAGCCAAGTATTCAGGCTATTGATAACTTTGTCTGCGCGCGGGCCGAGTTTAGCTAGTTCAGTCTCCTTGTTAGTCTCAACCTCATCCATCATCGCGGACATCTGATTCATGTACATCGACGTGATCTGATCGAATTGGTCCTGACTCAAGCCGTTTTCAGTTGCAAAAGAGCTGAATTGACCAAGCAGCTCATCGTCTTCAGCAATGCCGTGATCCTTGAGTGAGCCAATATCATAATTGCCGTCCTCTGGTGCCTTGTGCTTGCCAGCTGACATCTTGGACCGCAGCTCGTTGTATGCCTTAGACAAGCCTTCAAGGTCTGGACCATCTTTCTCGTTCCAGAAGTTTTGCGGCATCCACTCAGGTCTGTCGCCCCAATCGATCTCTTCATCTGTTGGCGCGTCTGGATCGCCAGCAAGGTGTGGGACAGCCGACTCTTCTGGCGACTGTTCCCCTTCCGGCTCAACCTGTGGATTCAGCAAAGTGTTACTTTCCTGCTCATTTGCAGCTTCTGGAGCTTTAGATTCTTGTACGTCAATGCTTTCAGCAGCGTCGCTCATACCTGTCTTCCTTTTTCGATTCGTCTTAGTATTTCTCTCACAATGCTGTTCTGTCCCTCTCGCGCAAAACCGTGACTTGGATCTTCGCCGGGGAACCACGACGGCTGATCCAATGTCACATGCTTGAGATATTCCAGAACCTCGCCACCGGCCTCCGTCGAGAAACATCGAACAAAGGCGGTGTTCAAGTCGTCTTGCGCAATCCTGCTTTTATGCAGGTGCGTATTATCTGATGGGCGTAAGCTGTCCCAACCTTCCATCTCTCACTCCTATTGCGCTCCCGGCGGAGCAGCCATCTGCTGTTGTTGTGCTTGTACTTCCTGCATCTGTTGAATGATCTGCTCCCTCTGTTCAGCATTATTCAACAATTTCTGAGGAACGCTCATCTTCTCCGCGATGTATTCTAGCATTTCCTCTTGGTTCACCATGACCTGACCCTGCATGCCAAACTGAGCAGCAATCTGGCCAAACTGAAGTACCTTTTCTAGGTCTTCCATGTTCTGCGTCTGGGCCAATGGCGATGTCGGAACAACCTTAACCTCAAGACCGTCAACACTTAGCGGCAGGTCAATTAAGCCAATTTCGTCCATAACGTATAACACGCGGCGCACGATTGGGGTCATTGCTTCTGTGATCAATCTGCCATATGCCGAGCCTAGGTTCTGGGACAGCTCCTTCATGCGTTGCACGATCTCTGTCGCACTACGCGCCGACATATTGTCTGGCGGCAACGAATCATCGTACAGCATCTTCTTGATATTCATGACTAAATCATTGATGACCAGCTGCGACGTGTTGAAGTCTGTTGCCGAGCGCAATGGGCGCAATGATTCGCCTTGTGGTCCGCCGTTGCGTGCCACAGGGATGATCGCGCCCGGCGTGATCTGAATCGTCTGTGGGTTGAGTACGCCATCATCAGCTGCCGTATAGACTCCGGCGACCGCGAGTGATGCGTTTTTCAGTACCAGCTCTTTGACCTTGTTCAATGTCTTGATGTCTGGCAGTGCTGTAACCAATGGGCCGCGGCCATAGACTTCACCCGGAACTTTCATAAAGCGAGCGACGATCCACGGTGAGACGTTCATGGTTCTATAAACTAGCTCAGCTTTTTGCTTTGGCCAGATCAAGTGATAACAATAGGTGTCTTCGTCGACATTAAAGACCGTTGCCTCGATCAGATCAATTTCTTCATCGGGCTTTTGATCGATCTTGCGCACCAAATCTTCCGGCAGCTTTGCGTCAGGCCATTGACGAGCAATCGCTTCACCGCGAATACGGAGCTTGCGGTATACGTTGTCGACTGTGCCATGCGGCCCTTCTTCTAGTGATACCAAATATTGTGGTACTGGCACAAAGCGAACTGGCGCATCTGCGTCACCCGGCTGAATCAGCATGACTGCTGTACCGACGCAAAGATCAAGCAAGAACTCAGACATTGCTAGATCGAAATTAGTCTGGCGTATTACGTCAAACATGCGCTCAGAGTAGATTTCCAGCGCCTCTCTGATTTCGCCGCGCCGATCACGCGGGATTTCATTGCCCGGCTCTAACGTACACCATGATCTGTACGGCGGGAAAAGAGCAGACTGAATACGGTTAGCGAAACGCTGTGTTGAGTTAATGGCTGTGGCATCAAAGACGCGGACCATCTTGTTTTGCCCAGCTGTTCGTCCTTCATAATATCCGGAGTAAAGATTGCGTTGCGGAAGCGCGAATTCGTAACACTCCTCATAAATCGTGCGCCATTCTTCTTTCCGCGCATCGGCTTTCTCCTGACGCTTCAATACTTCTGCTGGGCTGATTCTTGCCATTACGCTGTACCTTTTTTCTCGACGCCGCTAATCACGCCCTTCTGCTTGGAAGCGTAGAACACTTCTTCGCCCTTTTTCTTGCCATACTTTTTCTTCATGGCAGACATGATCGTTGACCCTTTCTTTGTCATCGGCATATCACGATTCCTTGTTTCGTTTTGCAAACGCACGCGCTTGCGCCGGGGAGCTGAATCCCCACTTCTTCAAAGCAAGAGCGTAGCGAGTCGGTTTTCCGTTCTCATCCTTCATAGGATGACTCTGGCCAGCAAACCGAGCAGCGAAAGATACACGACGAGGGTTGTCCCCAGAAGGAACAGGACGGCGTAGGTTACCCCCTTCCTTGCGTTCATAGTGTTTTCTCCCGGCTTCTGTTAGACCGCCAGTCTCGCTCTTATGCTCTTTGCGCATTACTGCCCGCCGAGTTTCGTTGACAAGCCGCCGTTATCTTCTGTCGCCGTACTAGGCGTAGATAGCAAAGAGCGCTTATATGCTCCGCCACGACGGGCTTGCATTGCGCCGGCTTGCTCTTGCGCGCCAGTTGTCGCTTTCTTGATTTCGCGTTGTGGCTTTTCTGGTTCCTTTGGTGCTGGCTTGCTGCCGCCGCCTCCGAATAATCCACCCATGATTTAGCTCCCTAGTTTGCTAGATAGTCCGGTAGCAGCATTTTCGCGCTCCGGTGATAAAAGTGATCGATAGCCTCCGGAGCGGCGCGCAGCGACTTGCGCTTGCAAACGACGCTGTTCTTCAGCTTCCTGACGCTTGGTGCGAGCTTCCTGTTTTGCCTGTACCGCTTCTTGCTTAGAAGTGTCTGGCGTCTTAGGACTGCTGCCAAATATCCCGCCCATTTAATAAATCCTCGCGTACATGTAGTAGTCGCTGCCTTCCGGCCCATACCGCCTCATAAGACCTTCACGCTCAAAGCGTAAGAACTCTGCCCATTGAACGGCCTTTTCCCGATCGACACATACCACAATTTGCAGACGGCGTAAATCAAGAGTTGCGCCAATGGTATCAAAAAACCTCTTGGCTCCGCGAGTTAATCTTAATCCTCGATCGAGAGCGTATTGAGACGGGATCATCCAAGCCTCTGCCATGCCGGGCCAGTATGGGTTAATACCAAAGCATAGCGCTGGGTTGCCGTCGTGAAATACTGTCCATGCAATCTTCGCATCAGCAACTTCCTGCGCTCGCGCCTTCATATTGTCCAGCGACGTGAACTCAACTTCAGCTGCTCTGTCTAGTTCAAGCCGGCTCAAGTGGGATGGGTGAAATGGTAAAGCGATTGCGCCTTGCACCCCAAACATGCGAGTTACATCAAATGACGTCACCATATTGAGAAATCCGTTTTTGCCCTAAACTGACCGCTGCCAATTGGACCAGCAGCACCATAACGTCCACCATAGCCGCGAGTCATGACGCGATGCTCTCCGCCGCCAAGCATGAGATAACCAAAAGCATCGCCGACGTGTGAGTGTTCATTCTTGTTCGGCGCATCTCTGAATCTTTCGGTCCCGCCTCCAACAGATACACGCTTGAAGTGATAACCGCCTGATAAAGATTTCCTAAGACGTTGGCAGTCTTTGTGAATCAATAAACCTGATCGCTTATCAACAAACCTATTCATAGGCATCGCTCCCGCTTCACGGCGCACTTGGAAGTCGTTACTTGCCGTAGGCCGGGCATTGAGTCCTAGGGTTTTAAGATGATCGAACGCAGTCACTTCAAAGATCTCATCACGCTTTGAGCCGGCGGGGTCGCCCCATACCAGCACATCCATGCCGCGGTAGTTGACGTTGATTTCATTCAAGAGAATTAATCCGAATCGCTCCAGTCCCATGTCGTCGGTAACGATTTCTTTAAAGATATGCCACGCGCCGTTCGGCTTTTTCTGTCCAAATACAGCTGCCGGCGTCAAACCAAAGTCGAGTCCGATGTGAATAGGGATGGTTGGGTCAACCTGAATGTCGTCGCAAGACATGACCGAATCGTCAAACTCAGGCCAAACTGGACGACCTTCCTGTACATACACATATTCGCCGCCGGCATAGCAGCGAATCCAGTCTAGGTTCTTGCCGCCGAGCTGCTGATCATAGTAACCGGGCGGCAAGTTATTGATGTTTTCTGCTTCTGGGTTGACCTTCCAAAACTTTCCGGCAGCAGGAATAGCTTGATGGTCATTCTGATTTGTTTCCATTACGCCGCCGGGCTGCTTGAAGAACTCCCACTTGTATTTGCCGCGCACAGGCTCTTTCTCCGATAGGCGATACCACCAGTGGTCATCATCCATCGGGTTGGTGTCCATCCAGATACCACGCCAAGGACAGCCGCCGTTGCCTTTGGTTGGGTAACGACCGACCCGGTGTGTCAGACCCTGCACGACAGCTAGCGGCAACTCTCTGGCCTCATTCACCCACGCGCCAGTCAATTCGAGCGAGAGCAGCTTGCGCACATCCTTTGGCTGGTCTAGCGCCATGAAGATCACTTCGCAGTCGATACCCGCTGCATCGCCCCGTGAGGGGAGCTTGATGTGATGACTGATCGGTGGTGACCAGCGCATTGGTCCCCAGATATTCTCTGGGAACAGCTCAAGCCACGTCTTGATGGTTGTGGTGCGCAGCTCAGGGTATGAGTTACGCACGATAACGAACCGCGAGTATCTGATACCGTCTTTCGGCGACGGGGGTTGTTTGACGGCGCGCAGCATGATTTCAGCAGCGCAACCGTATGACTTGCCAGAACCTACCGGCCCCATCAGCCCCCTGACAAACGAATCGTCATGCAGAAACTGCCAAGTTGTCGGCGCACCAGAGAAATCTAGGTTTAGTCCGCCAAGCGCTTCCTCAGAAGAGATCTTCCTGTCCGTCGTCGACCTTCGGCGTCGGGTCGATCTCTGGCTCTGATCCGTCGCTTGCTTCGCTCTCGCCATCTTCTAATACCTCATATGTGGTCACTTCTGGACCTTTTAAATTGATTCCCAAAATACTTGGCCGGCTGTCGGAGTCACTGTTTGGTTCGGTTAGTCCATGATACCTAGCTAACACGCGCAGGGCAGAAAGCTTGTCATGCATCTCGACCTCGATCGCATTGCCGTATTGGTTGGGCGTGACTTTGACTTTCTTGATCGCCTTTTGAACGTGCGGCGGTATATCTTTCGACGCGAGTAACGCCATGCCTCCAGATTGAGTCCACTGGAGGACATCGGTCACGTTAGACGCAGCGATCGCTTGCAGCTCCTGTTTAACCGCTTCCTTTTCGTCGTCTGATCCGATCGCTAGAACTTTACGCGCTTCCCGCACTGTCATCTTGGACATTGCAATGTACCTCTTTGATTTCATCCATATCGGCAAAAGTTAAGAACAGCGGTGCGCCCGGACCCATCACTAGCGGCAGGATGATGTTGTCGAAAAACTTAATCGACTCATCAAACGTCAGGTCCATTTCGTATTGCAGCTTGCCGTAGATTTTTGCCGTGTCGTAAACCAGCCTGTCAGGTTCTCCGCACCCAAACGCGATTCCCGCGACGCAGTTGTCAAATCCTTCTAGGCTGATCATGCTCATAACTTCCTTGCAATCTCCAGTAGCGTTGCTTCGGCCTTCAACTCTTCTTGATATTCAATCTCTTCAATGTCGCTGACCATGTCGTTAATAAACCACACGGCTTTCTGCAAATCATCCTTACCGCCTTTCTCCTTCCAGCGCCATAGATACTTGATCGCTGATCCTGTCTCAAAGGCTTCGGCGCCAGATAGATTTTGCACCGCTGCCTTGATTGCGTCGATGCACTCCATGCCGTCACGCTGGTAGTGGCTTGGGTTGATTGTATCTTTCATTTTTACTTCTCCCATCGGATTTCTAAAAAATTTTGAGCGACACCCCCTATACAGGGCGACGGGGCCGGGGGCCGGGGGGTGTGGCATGATCGCGCGGGCCGATCTCAGGCTGCGCTTATCATTTAACATAATGCCCGTTATGCGCACTTATCCTCCTTTCTTGTAGAGTCCGGCCCATCTTGCGACCTGCTCCAGCGTCATCGGCGGAGCGCGTCCTGTTCGCAGCCCATCCTTCACCATTGCAGTGGTCGACTCGCGTACCTGCTCGGCTGTAACTCCCAGCTGGTGCAGCCTTGCAGCTGTCTGGAAGCTGGAATCAGCCAGCCGAACAGCGCCAGACGTCCGCTCGACAGCTGTCCGGAATGTGTGTGCGAGTATCTGAAAGTCTTTGTTTCCATCCCCCAGACCCCCTTTCTTATTATCTGCATCGTCCACAGTGGATACTTTGCCGTCTTTGATGCCGTAATCGATGTCCATGATCGACGCACGCGGAGCAAGGAATTGCTCCTTGGTTGGCAAAGGATCGTCAGCACCAAACATGACCTGATAGCGATTCGTCGGGCGTCTGCCTTTCTGTATGATCCCCCACGGATACTTTTTTGGTTCCAGCTTGCGGATGTAGCCCAACTTGATCAGCCGCTTGATGTGGCGCAACACAGTGACCTTCGACACGCCAAGGTGGAGCGCGATTGTTATTTGAGACGGCCAGCAGATCCCGTGGCCATTCGTATGGATGCACAGAGCTGCCAGCACCTTGAATGATGTTGGATGAATAGAAGCATCCTGCACAGCTCTCGCTGGCAGGACTGAGTAGCGCCGAATCTTCGGCTTTTCTTTCGGATAGTCCTTAACTTTGACGTACCCGCCGTCAAAAAGGGATTTCGTCATCTAATTGCTCCCGATTGTGTTTGAACTCTACCGACTGCAATTCAGCACCCGGAAACGCTTGCTTAATGTTGTTTGGCGCCGTCATCGATTCAGAAGATAAGACGCGCACAATTTCTTCCATCGTGTAGACCACTGGGCCTTTCCCTTTCATCACCGGCAATATGCGCTGCATATCCAGCTGATCGTTGACGAAATAGAAATGCTTGCCGTCAATCTTTTGATGCAGAAAGAACACATCATCCGGCGACTGCTCTCTGCTCAACTCTTCGTCGACTGCCTTCAACCCTCTCACGAGATTCTCACAGCACTTCACAATCAGATGATGATCTCGATCCCGAACTGCATCTAAGTACCTCTCTCGCGCTGCACGCAACTTCTGACTCATCTCTGGGCGACAGATCTTTGCCCACACATACCAGCCCCACTTTTTATTCAGTCGAGTCTCAGCTGCATGATAAGAGTCGACAGCCGGCTGCCATGTTTCCTGCTTAATCGACACAGAAGAATAAGGTTTTTTCATACTTCAAACCCCGCACTGAAATCCGCACCGCACACGCACATCCTTAGAGAGATGTGCGGTGTGTGCGCTTGGTGCCAGCTGGTGTGCGGTAATGTGCGCTTATGTGCGCTTTTCTCGAAACCCGCGCACAGCAAGGCTTTCAGCGCCTTATAAAATGTGCGGATTGTGTGCGCCCATGTGCGAATCCGCACATTCCCGATGTGCGCCCCATTCCTAAAAAAGCCCATTTTCATCCCCCGAATCCGTCTCTTTTTTGAACCGCAAAACCTTCCCAGCTTTCTCGCTGATGATGTTCCCGGAGTCGATCAAGGCATTGAGTGATCGCACCCATGCCATGCGCC